GCAGACCACCCTTGGTCCGACGAGGGCGCCGTGAGCTTCCAGCGGAACCCAAAAAAACGTGGGAAATAAATGGCGGCGTTAACCCCGGATCAACTCCGCAAGCGATCGGCGGCCGCCTGGGACAAAAAGGAGCCTTGGCGGAATCTGTATGACGAGGCCTACGAGTTTGCCCTGCCCCAGCGGAATTTGCATGACGGCAGTTGGGAGGGCGGCACCCGAGGCAAGCACAAGGGCGCCCGTGTTTTCGACTCCACCGCCGTCCAGGCCACCCAGCGGTTCGCCAACCGGATGCAGAGCGGCCTCTTCCCCCCAGACAAACGCTGGATGGTGCTCCAGCCGGGCACCGACATCCCCGATGAGCGCGACGACGAGGTGCGCCAGGCCCTGCAACTCTTCACCGAGCGGTTCTTCGCGATCCTGAACCAAACCAATTTCGACCTGGCGATGGGCGAGTTCTTGATGGACTTGTGCGTCGGCACGGCGGCGATGATGGTGCAGCCCGGCGACGACGAGAACAGGATCAAGTTCACCGCCGTCCCCAATTTCCTGATCGCCATCGAGGAAGGCCCTGATGGCAGCGTCCAGAACGTCTACCGCAAGGTCAAGATGCCGGTTGAAAACATCACCCGCACCTGGCCCGACGCCACCCTCACCGAGGGACTGAAGAGGCTGCTCGAGGACAAGCCCCAGGAGCAGATCAACCTCCGGGAAGGCACGATCTACGACATCGCAGACAAGCAATGGCGATACTACATCTGGCGGCAGCAAACTGATGATCAGTCCGACATCCTCGTCGAGCGCGAGCTCAAGCGGTCGGCCTGGATCGTCTCGAGATTCATGAAAATCGCCGGAGAGGTTTGGGGGCGAGGCCCGATTTTAGCTTGCCTCGCCGACGTGAAAACCTTGAACAAGGCCATCGAGCTCCTCCTCAAGAACGCCTCGATAAATATCGCCGGCGTCTATACCGCCATCGACGACGGCGTCCTCAATCCGCAGACGATCAGGATAGTCCCCGGTTCGGTTATCCCCGTGGCGCGCAACGGCGGTCCCCAAGGGCCGTCTCTCTCCCCTCTGCCCCGCTCCGGGGACTTGCAACTCTCCCAGCTTGTCATCAACGACCTCCGGATGCAGATCAGGCAAACGCTGCTCGACGACAGCCTCCCGCCCGACAACATGAGCGCACGAAGCGCCACCGAGATCGTCGAGCGCATGTCCCGGCTGGCCGTCAACATGGGGGCGGCATACGGCAGGATGATCACCGAGACGATGTTGCCATTGACGCGCCTGGTCTTGGATATAATGGGCGACGAGGGCCTGATCGACCTGCCTCTGCGAGTCGATGGCCTCGAAGTCCAGATCGTTCCCGTCTCGCCGCTGGCCCAGGCCCAGAACCTCGACGAGGTGCAAAGCGTCCTCCAGTGGCTGGGCATCGTATCGCAACTCGGTCCGGTTGGCCTGGCGACGGCGAAGATGGATGCCATCGCCGACTGGGTGGCAGAGCAGTTGGGCGTCCCCGTCACCCTTAGAACCAGCCAGGAGGAGCGCCAGGACATCGAGCAGATGGGTCAGCAGTTCCTCGAGGCCCAGGCGCAGCAACAGGCGGTTCCGGTCGAGGCCGGCGCAGCGCCGCCGGGAGCGCCCGCCCAATGAGCGCCGACGCTGTCGTCAGCATCTCCACCCCTGGGTGGGAAGGCGTCGAGGCCGAGCCGCCCCAGGCGCCGGCTTATCTGGAAACGGAGCAGGCCGAGATCGACAGGGCGATCTCGAGGCTCTTCTCGACCGACGACGGCTTGAAGGTGATGAAGCATCTGGACCGAGCCTACATGAACCAGCCCTGTTGGGCGCCCGGCTTTTCCACCGACTACGGGTTTTTCAGGGAGGGCCAGAATACCCTTATCCGCGAACTCAAGGCCCGGATAAGCCGGGCGAAAGAGAGGTAGCTATGGCGAATAAACCAAAACCAAAACCAAAGGCAAAAGCCAAAAAAATGACCAAGGCGACAAAGCCGAAAATGTCTCGCCCGCGTGGGCTTTTCTTCCGGTATAAGGCCAAGTAAATGGCAGAACCACAGGAAGAACCGCAACCAGCCACCGGCGCCGGCAGCCTCCTCGATGATACCCCGATGGAGGAACCGGCGACCGAGGAGGTGGCGCCCGAGGAAACGACGGTCGATCATGTCGCCAAGGAACCGGGCGACGACGCCGAGACGACGCCCGTCCCCGAGGGAGTGCCCGACAAGTTTGTCAAGGACGGCGAGGTCGATGTCGAAGGCCTGGCGAAGTCCTACACCGAGCTCGAGGGTAAGTTCCGCGCCGGCAAGCACAAGGCGCCGGATGGCGATTACGACCTGAAGGTCGCCAAGGATCACAAGGTGCCGGAAGACGATCCCGTCTTGCAAACCTACGCCGCCTGGGCCAAGGAAGCCGGCATCAGCCAGGAGCACTTCGATCAACTCGCCGAGCAGGTTCTCCAGAACGGCGAAGATACGGAGCAGCAGGGCGTCTTCGATCGTGATGCCGAGAGGAAGAGGCTTGGCCCCCAGGCCGACAAGATCATCGACGACCAGATCAACTGGGCCCGGCGGCTGGTCAAGAGCGGCTACTGGGGCAAAGACGACTTCGAGGAGTTCAAGGTCTGGGGCGGCACTGTCGAGGGCGTCAAGGCAATGATGTCGATGCGCCGTTTCTACAACGACACCACCACCATCCCGGTCTCCGTAAGTCCGGATGCGGCGGCCCTCCCGTCCGAGAAAGAGTGCTACCAGATGGTTAAAGACCCCAAATATTCGACCGATCCGGCGTACCGCGCCAAGGTCGAGAAGATCTTCGCTGCCGTTTTCGGGACCGAGCCCGACCGAAAGACGATCATGTAAGTTATCCTCCCCTGGTGTAAAAACACCACAACTGGGGCCTCGTTTCTTGACGGGGCCCCTATTTTGTGCTTATAGAGAAGGTGATCGACAACCTATTTCGGTAGGCCGGTCTGGAAGTGGGGAAAACCTACAGCGAAACGGGGAGCTATTTCCCCGAGCCGCAGCCAGGTCAATCCTGACAACTGTAGCGCCCTGTCACAAACCTACAGTGGAGCAACCGAAATGGCTGTGTCCCTATCCACTAACTTTGTGACCCTATTCGACGCCGAAGTGAAACAGGCTTATGCGGCCCAGCAACAGCTTGCTGGCACCTGTCGAGCTAGAATGGGCGTCGTGGGGTCAACAGTTAAATTCCCCAAGATCGGCTCGGGCGTCGCCGGTTTGCGGATTCCCCAGACCGATGTCACCCCTCTGAACGTGGCGCATACCAACGTCTCGGCGAGTCTCTCCGACTATGCGGCTCCCGAGTACACCGATATCTTCGATCAGAGCCACGTCAACTACGAGGAACGCCAGGAGCTCGTTAAGGTCGTATCGGGGGCCATCGGCCGCCGCGCCGACCAGATCAAGCTCGATGCCTTGGAGGCTTCTTCAACATCATTGACCGTAGCTAATTCCATTGGTGGCTCTAATAGCAACTTAAATGTGGCTAAAATCAGGGAGGCCAAGCGTCTCCTCGATGGCAACAACGTGCCGTCTGGGGATCGTTATTTCCTGATGTCTGCCGATGGTCTTGCAAACCTTCTGTCCGAGACAGAAATTAGCAGTAGCGATTACAACACGGTCAAGAGCTTAGTAAATGGGGCCGTGGACACGTTCCTCGGCTTTAAATTTATTATGATGGGCGACCGCGACGAGGGCGGCCTGGCTATCGACGGCTCGAGTGACCGGAGTACCTTCGCCTGGCACAAGGATGGTCTCGGTTACGCCGAGAGCATCAGCCAATCGACGGAGATCAACTACATCGCGGAGAAGACCTCGTGGCTCGTCACGGGCAAGCTCTCCGCTGGCGCCGTCGCCATTGACGACGAAGGCATCGTCAAGATCACCACTAGAGAATAGGGAGACTGAAAATGGCATTCGACTCTGAAAACCTGTCTCTCGTCGGCGGTGGCTCCAAGGCCGGTAACGCTCCGCAGATGTGGAGCTACAAGTCTACCGATACTCCCGCTGTCATTGACAGCGCCGGCTACTTCGACAACGGCGCGACCACCAACACCGGAATGCGGGACTTGATGAAGGTCGGCGATTTGATCTACATCCACGGCACCTCTGGTGGCACGGCTGTCTATGGCTTGCACATCGTCACCCAAGTGACGGCCGCCGGTATCATCGACGTTACCGACGCCACCGTTCTTGGCGGCACCGATACCGACTAGCCAGAGTTGTGGGGGGGACTTCGGCCTCCCCCCGGCTCAACCTCTAGGTGGCCGGCTGATCGGGCGCGACATTGAATGGCCCCTCGGGCCCCGGAGGTGCTATGGCGGCCGGCGACACGGACGTTAAAATTTGCTCCCACGCCCTGATCCTTCTGGGCGAGAGCGAGATCAGTAGCTTCGCCGAAGGCACCACCCGTGCCGGCATCTGCGAGGCACTTTATCCTGAAATACGCTCGATCACGTTGGCGATGTACCCGTGGAGCTTCTCCTTGAAAAAGGTGGAGCTCTTCGAGAGCGTCGGCGATCCCGTCAACGAGTGGCAGAACTCCTTCCCGATGCCGAGCGACAGTTTGACCGGAATCCCCCGCGCCCTCTTCAATTCGACCGCGACGGGCATCGCAGCCGTCACCTCCGGCTGGGACGTGATCGGGAACGAGGTCGTCACCGACTACGCGACCGTCGTCATCGACTACCAGCGCATCCCCCTGGAAGCCGAGATGCCGGCGTATTTCATCCAGCTTCTGAAATACATGGTTGCGATGCATATGGCCGAGCCGATCACCGACCAGATCACCAAGGCGCAACACTGGGAGAGGATCGCCATCGGCAACCCCGCAGAGGGCGGGCGGGGAGGCTTCTTCCGCCAGGCGGCATCGATCGACGGCCAGGGGCAACCCAGCGCCTTTATCGCCGATTATCCGCTGGTTGACACCAGATTGAGCCTATGAGATGAGCCGCGTCGTCAAGTTGCAGACCAACTTCACGGTTGGCGAGATCAACCCAGAACTGCGCGGCCGCGTTGATCTCCAGCAATACGAAAGCGCCCTCGAGCGAGCGCGGAACGTCATCATCAATCCTCGCGGCACTGTCGCCCGGCGGCCCGGCCTTCCATTCAAGTTTTTGATCCCGGCCGCCGCGACACCGGAAGATGGTGTAGCGATCATCAATTTCTCCTTCAGCACGACGCAGACATATATTTTCCTGTTCGTCGGCACGAGGGCCTATATCTTCAAGGCGGGCGTTCTTGTCACCAACATCAACGCCACCGGCGATGACTACCTCGACGTGTCGTCCAGTGTGACCGACGTTACGGACGGCGTCACCTCCGCCGAGCTCGACGACCTGTGGTGGACCCAAAGCGCCGACACCCTCCTTCTGTTCCATGAGGACATGAAGCCCCTGAAGGTCGTCAGGGGCGCCACCGATGCGACGTGGACGATATCAGATACCGTCTGGGAGAACATCCCGCGATACCTGTTCACCGTCACCAAGACAAAACCGGCGGTGACGCTGACGCCCTCGGATACTGACGGCAAGGTCGATCTCACGGCGAGCGCGGCGGTTTTCCACGAAGGCCGCGACGGCACCGCCCAGGCCGGCGCCTCGACGACGATCACCCTCGACAGTGGCGCCGTTGCCACCGACGACATCTACAACGGCGCCTCGGTCATCATCCAGAGCGGCACCGGCTCCGGCCAGGAAAGGATAATCTCCGACTATGTCGGCTCGACAAAGGTGGCGACGGTGTCAGTCGCCTGGGGCACCAACCCGGACAGCAGTTCTGTCTTCACCGTCACCAGCCAGGTCGGCCAGCGTATCTTCGACAATGGCAGCGGCATCGGCGACGCTCGCATCCTCGAGGTCGAAAGTAGCACCGTCGTCAAGGCCATCACCTTGTCGCCCTTCTTCGACGACGGCGCCATCCCATCCGGTGATTGGACCCTGGAACAAGGCTACCGGGACGCCTGGTCGGTCGCCAGGGGATGGCCGAGGACGGCTACCTTCCACGAGGGAAGGCTTTTGATCGGCGGCTCGAAGTCCCTGCCGACGACGGTCTGGGGTTCCAAGGTCGGCTTCTTCTTCGACTTCGATCCCGGCCAGGCCCTCGACGACGAGGGCCTCGAGGCGACCATCGATACGGATCAGGTCAACGCCGTGACCGCTGTCATGTCTGGCCGGGACTTCCAGTGCTTCACGACCGGGACTGAATTCACCGTGCCCCAGCTAGATGGCCAGCCCCTGACGCCGACCGCCTTCCTGTTCAAGCCGGCGACCAGGCGGGGATCGGCGACCGGGATCCGGCCCCAGATGACCGAGGGGGGGGCGCTGTTTGTGCAGCGCGGCGGCAAGGCGATCCGCGAGTTGATCTTTTCGGACCTCGAGGGCAGTTTCGTTTCCAACGACATCTCGTTATTGAGCTCGCATTTGTTGCAGTCGCCGACGCGGATCGCGATCCGCCGGGGCACCAACGTCGACGAGGGTGATCTCTTGCTGATCCGCAACGGCGGCACCGGCGGCATCTCCGGTTCGATCGCCGCCTTCTCGATATTGCGGATGCAAAACGTCATCGCCCCCGCCCTGTGGACGACCGACGGCACCTTCGAGGATATTGGCGTTGACGACGCCGATACGCCCGTCATCTATGTGGTGGTGAAAAGGACGTTGCCACTACAGGCCACCTGTACGATCACGGTCAGCGATGCAGCCAATATCGCCGTTGGGAGTACATTGACATTCTCGACCAACGCCGGCGTATCCACCACCATGACGGCTACCGCCGCTGACCCGGCTGGCGCTCTTGAGTTTAGTGTAGGCGGGAGCCGGACAAATGACGACGTGGCAGATAATATAGCGGTCGGCACCGGGGGCGTCCTCGGCATCAATGGCGTTAGCGGTTTTTCGGCACCCAACCCTGGATCCGGGACGCCGGTGATCACCGTGACCAGGGATATAGGCGGCGGGGACAATACCTCCGTTACTAGTTCAGATAATACCCGGCTGACCGTCACCGATTTCACCGGGGGCACGTCCACCGTCTACCATCTCGAGGCCTTCGACGACAACTACACCACCGACGCCGCCCAACAGACGTTGCCGCCCGGCTACGGCACCACGCTGGTCGATGGCGCCGGCCAGACCGGCACCACCCTGATCGTCGATGGGTTCACCGTGCAGCCCCAGGTCAAGGACACCTTCACCCTCGCCGGCGTCGTCGGCACCTATACGATCACGGCGGCGACGACCTTGTCCTCCACCGAAAGCACCCTCACCATCGAGGAGACCCTGGACAGTTCGCCGGCCGATGGCGCCGTTGTCACCTTCACCACCGTGATGAAGTTAGACGACCTGTCGCACCTCGAGGCGGCGACGGTCAAGGTCATCGCCGACGATGCCGAGCTCGCCGACGAGACGGTGGCCTCGGGTTCGATCACCATCGACCGGCCGGCGGCGACTTACGTTGAGGTCGGCCTGGAGTATCCCACCTTCACCGACGATCTGGCAGAGGATGCGACAAAGACGACGCCGCTCATCCGCACCATGCCGGTCGAGACGCGGTTGCCTTCGGGGCCGGTGACCGGGTTCAAGAAGCGAATCATCAAGGTCAATGCCATCCTCGACGACACCCAGAACATGACCATAAACGGAGACGCTGTACCGTTCCGCCGGCTCGACGAGGACAGCCTCGACGCCGGCATCGCTTTCTTCACCGGAACGAAGCAGACCGGCCCCTACCTCGGCTATACCCTCAATGGTCAGATCGAGGTCACCCAGGATGCGCCCCTCTTTTTTACCATCCTGGCTCTCGATTACACGGTAAGTTTAGGGCAATGAAAACATGTCGACTGCCCTCCCATACATAGCACTTGCGATGGGGGCGGCCAGCGCCGCCGGCAAGGTACGCCAGGGCCAGGCCCAGGCGGCCGGGCTCAAGGCGAGGGGCCAGGGCCTCCTCGTCCAGGCCGACTTCGAGCGGTTGAGAGGCCGGCAGGAAGCCCTAAAGTCGAAGCGCGAAGCGGTCAACCAACTCCAGGCGATCCTCGAGGCCCTCGCCAGGACGACGGCCGTCGCCGGCGCCGGCAATGTAGACGCCTTCTCCGGTAACCCGGAAGGCGTCAAGACCAAGATTCTCGATGTCGGCGGCTTGAATGTCGTCGTCGCCAAGGAAAACGAGGCCATCACCCGCCTGGTAGCCAACTTCCAGGCCAGCCAGTTCGAGTTCCAGGCCGGCCAGGCTTTCGCCGCCGCCAAGGCCGCCAAACAGGCAGGTGTCACCAACGCCCTGTTCACTATGGGCATGGCCGTGGCGTCCTTCGGGGCGGCGGGAGGGTTTGGTGGAGCGGCTACTCCCGCGACCACCGGGGCTGGAGCTAGTGTAGGGCCGGCAGCCGGCTCGACGCTGCGACCGTTCTTGCCGTCGCCTGGCACATGGGCCCCGGCCTTCCAGTTCCAGGGCTTTGGCACCTCTGCCCCCAGTGCAGCGGGGACATTACGCATCTGATGGCAAGGCTCCGACTCCCACAAGTAGACCCGAAGGCGGCCCTTGCGCCGATCTCGTTGCCTAACGTCACCGTGGCGACGGACGATCCTGTCAGCGCCGTCCAGGCTCAAATTTACTCCAACATAACATCCCGCATCGACACCATGAGAGCCTCGGTGGAAAAGATGGCTCTCAAGCAGGGAGAAACGACCGGCCTCGCACAGGGAGCCGCCTCGGCGACAGAGCTCCTTGAACTTGCGAAGCTGACCGGCAAGCCGATCACCGCGGCCGATCTGCCGGGCGATCCCTCGTCCTTCAGCGTCATCGAACAGGCGGCCTACAGGGGAGGCCTCGCCGTCGTCACCAGCCAGTTCGCCGTCGATGGCCGAAAGGCGATCACGGAGGCGGCGTTGGCAGCGTCACAAGACCCTAACGTGTCGCCCGGCGCCTTCGCCATGCGCCTCAATAACATCGTCAAAGATCGCACCGATGCCCTCCGCAGCATCTCGCCGGGGGAGGCGGCGAAGCTGAGTGCCACCCTTTCCATCGTCGCCAATAGCACCGGCGTCAGCCAGGCCAGGTCGTTCTTTACGCAACAGAAAAGTCTCAGGAAGGCAAAAGCGATCGCCAACGTCTCGGTCTTTCAAAACGATATCATGGCTATCATCTCGGGCTATCGGATAGAGCCAGGCGAGCCGTCCCTACAGGAAAAAATCGACACTGAATTAATTCAACTCGAGCACCATCTTATCACCGAGGGCGTCCCAGACAACATCGCGGCTACAAAGCTCAAAGCCGTCAGGGCGGCTATCGTCGATCAGAAGATCGGCGTCATCAAGGCCTATGCCCGCAACCATGCCGCTGATCCCACCAGCGGTATATTCGGAGTCATCTTGCAATT